TCCCGTTATCTCTGCGCTGACTGCTAGCCAGCCTGTGTTTACCAACGGCTCTAAGGCTCTGTCAAACACTCCTGTAGCGTTTACCTGGACTGCATCTCAGCGGGGTACGGTAACGACGGACAATGATGGTTCGTTCGACATGAATGTAACCAACAACTTCAAGGCGACCCCCACGGGTAACTTCACACTGACCTTTACTAACATCACTGCTGGTCAGAGTGGGTTTATTCTGTTGGTGAACTCAGGTGGATATACAGTCTCTGCTCATGCGAATACTAAAGTCTCAGCGACTGCTCTAGCGACTATTAGCGCAGCAGGTACATATCTCCTGTCATACTTCTCTGACGGTACGAATGTTTATGTTGTTAACTCCTCTGCTCTTTCGTAAGGAATTACCATGAGTGTATTACCTATTGGAATGAGTGGAGAGGCTGGAGCCTATCAGATCACTCGATCACTGCGGTTTAACAGTGCTGACTCTGCTTACCTAAACCGCACACCAGCAAGCACTGGTAATCGCAGAACATACTCACACAGTTTTTGGTTAAAACGAGGGGACATCTCAAGACTACAGTGGGTGTTCAGCGTAAGACAAGCATCGGGAAGTAGTAATTTTTTTTATGAGGGCATATTCTACGGAGATGACACTTTCTCAGTTCAATTGCGGGATGGATCAGGAAATGAAGTAGGAAACATAAGAACTACACAAGTCTTTAGAGATGTTTCTGCTTGGTATCACTTCTTGGTGGTTATTGATACGACACAAGCAACTTCATCAAACAGGATGAAGCTCTATGTAAATGGCTCGCAAGTAACGGCATTTGGTACTGCAACATACCCAACTCAGAACTTTGATAGTGGGGCCAATGTCTCTACTTATCCTTTCTTTCATGGGAACTTTGTTTCTTCAGTCTCGTCTACTTATAACTATTCTGGCTACCTAGCCGATGTCCACTTCATCGACGGCTCTGCTCTCACTCCTAGCTCATTCGGTGAGACTGACACCACCACAGGTGTATGGAAGCCTAAGCAGTACACAGGGTCTTATGGCACTAATGGCTTTAACCTGAAGTTTGCTGACAACTCTGGCACTACCTCTACCACCCTTGGGAAAGACTCAAGTTCCAATGGTAACAACTACACACCCAATAACTTCTCGGTAACTGCTGGTGCTGGTAATGACAGTCTGGTAGATACGCCTACGCCTTATGGCACAGACACTGGAGTAGGTGGTGAGGTGCGGGGGAACTATGCGACGCTGAATCCTCTTGACAACGCTTTGACGCTTGCAAATGGAAACCTTCAGTTTGATAGAGCAACAACAAGCTGGGCAAGCACCAGAGCCACTGCTGGTATTACATCTGGGAAATGGTATTGGGAGGTAACGCCTACTACGGTAAGTGGTACACTTTTCTGCATGGTCGGTGTTGCTCTTAACTCTGCGACACTAAGCAACTATTTTGCTACATCGGCAACTGGTTGGGCTTACTCTGCCCATGATGGCGGCAAGTATAACAATGCAACCTATGGCGCTTATGGGGCGACATGGACGACCAATGATGTAATTGGTATTGCATTCGATGCTGATGCCGGAACGCTGACCTTTTACAAAAACAATGTAAGCCAAGGAACTGCTTACACAGGTCTTACATCAGGCCCTTACATTCCAGCGGTGTCTCTGTATGGAACTCATACGGCTTACATCAACTTCGGTCAGCGCCCCTTCGCCTACACTGCCCCCTCTGGCTTTAAAGCACTCTGCACACAGAACCTGCCGACACCTACGGTAGTGCAAGGGGATGATTATTTTAATACTGTGCTTTTTACGGGTACAGGGTCTGCTCAGTCAATTACTGGGGTTGGCTTCCAACCTGACTTTGTGTGGCAAAAAGCAAGGGCTGAAACGGCAAACCATCGTCTTGTAGATAGTGTCAGAGGTGTTGATAAAGTTTTATATTCAAGTTCGACAAGTGCAGAGGCAACAACAGACGGGGTTGTAGATTCATTTAATAGCGATGGCTATACAGGAGGTGGTTTGGATGTTGTAAGTTCTGGTCTTGGTGCGGTCGCATGGAACTGGAAAGCCAACGGCTCTGGCGTAACTAACACCGCAGGTACTATCACCAGCACAGTCTCAGCGAATACGACCAGTGGGTTTAGTATTGTTACCTACCTAAACGCTTCAGGAACTGTTGGGCATGGGCTTGGTGTAGCTCCTAAGATGATTATTTATAAGGATAGAGACAACGGTTCTAATAACTGGGTTGTTACTCACACCTCCCTCGCAACCATGAACAACGACTACCTCGTTCTTAACACAACGGGGGCAGCAGCATCTGGTCTTGGTTTATCTGCAAACCCAACATCTACTGTGTTTTCAACAAGCACTGCACTAGGCGGCTCTGGTAATAAGTTTGTCGCCTACTGCTTCGCTCCTGTTGCTGGCTACTCAGCGTTTGGGTCGTATACAGGCAATGGAAGTGCTGACGGGCCTTTTGTGTTTACGAACTTTAGGCCAGCGTTTGTGTTGATTAAAAATAGCTCAAATACTGGTGGCGTATCCTGGCAAATCAAAGACAACGAAAGGATTGGGTATAACCCATCAAATACAACTCTTTACCCAAACTTATCAAATGCTGAGTACTCAGATGCAGGTAATTTTGAAATTGACTTTTTAAGCAATGGTTTCAAAATCCGAACATCAACCGATGCTGGAACAAACGCAAGCGGCAACACCTACATATACGCTGCCTTCGCTTCCAATCCTTTTAAATTTAGCCTTGGGGCTTAACTATGCCTACTGGTAGATTTCATAAAGATCAGTCTGGTAAAAAAATAGGGATGCTTACCCTTATTAAAATGACTGACGAAAAAACAGGAAATGGAAGTTATAAGTATTTAGTTCGTTGTGACTGTGGCACTGAAAAAATTATTGGGTATAACTACATGGTCACAAATAAAACTCAATCTTGTGGGTGCTTGCAAAAGCGAAAAGGCAAAGACAGTCCAAACTTTAAACATGGTCTGTCTCAAGATAGAAAAACCGCAGAGTATAAACAATATCAACGAGAGTGTTTTGACCGCAGTAAATACGGATTAGAACCAGATCATAAAGAGCAACTATTCGATGTGCAAGGAGGGGCTTGCTATATATGCCGGTATACTTTTGGTCAAAAAACTGGGGACATGAAAGTAGATCACGATCACAAAACAGGAGATGTTCGTGGTTTGTTATGTGATTTATGTAATCGTGGTCTTGGAATGTTCAAAGACAATTCTGTAAATTTAATTAAAGCAGCTTCTTACCTCGCTCGATAGGAGACATCATGTTTCAACTCAACGGTAACCCCATCAACATCGACGCACCATTTGTAAGCGCTGATGGCACTAAGTATCCAAACCTCCGTAACCCTGAGATTCGTCAGTCTCTTGGGGTGGTAGAGGTAGAGGATGAGCCTTACTACGACCAGCGATTCTACTGGGGTGTAGGCAACCCTAAACTTCTCAATGACCGAGAAGAAGTAGACTCTGACGGTAATCCTATGTATGTGAAGATTCTCGGTGAGGTAGACGGTGAGCCTGCTATGGTTGACTCTACCGAGCGTCTGGTAACCAAGGGTCTTAAGTCACAGTGGATCGCACAGACTAAAGCTGCTGCTAATTCTCAGCTAGCCGCTACTGACTGGATGGTGATTCGCAAGGCTGAGAGAGGCGTAGCAATCCCTGCTGAAGTGGTGGCAGAGCGTCAGGCAATCATCTCTGCCTGTGCTGCTAAAGAGGCTGCTATCCTTGCCTGTACGACTGTTGAAGAACTGATAAATGCGGTTGCCGCTTAAACTGCTTGCCTTCTCTGCTGCGGCTCTTGTATCCCTAGCGGGATATGAGGGCTACAGGGAGGCTGCTTACACTCCGGTAAAGGGTGATGTACCTACCATCGGGTTCGGCACTACAGAGGGCGTTAAGCTGGGGGATAAGACCGATCCAGTAACCGCACTGAACCGCAAGATCAGAGACATCCAGAAGTTCGAGGGTGCGCTTAAGTCTTGCGTGACTGTGCCTCTAGCGCAACATGAGTACGACGCTTATCTCTCTCTGGCCTACAACATCGGGCCGCAGGCGTTCTGTGGGTCTACGCTGGTTCGCAAGCTCAACACCGGAGACTACGCAGGGGCATGCAAAGAGATTCTCAAGTGGGACAAATTCAAGGGCAAAGCCTTACCTGGCCTTACTAAACGCAGACAAAGCGAATACAATTCATGTATTGGGTGAGGTATGTCTTGGCTGCTGGGTTAGGATTCCTAGCGGCATGGCAGGTTCAGGACTGGCGAGTAGGATCAAAGGTAGAGCGTATTCAGAAGGAGTACGCACAGACCCAAGCGGAGCAAGCAAGACTGGCGGTAGAGCAGTCTAAAGCCTCCGCTGCAAAGACCCAGAAAATTATCGAAGGAAAGAACCGTGAGATTGAAAGCATCAATTCTCGTTACGAGCTTGTTGTTGGCGAGTTGCGCCAGCGCACCAGTCGTATGCCCGACCCCCCAGCCGATTGCAAAGGAGTCACTGGGGCCGAGCTATCAAGAGAGGATGCAGAATTTCTTGCGGGGGAAGCTGCCAGGGCAGACAGGCTCCGGTCAGCCTTAAACGCTTGCTATATTCAATACGAGGCTATGTATGACAACCGAAGCAACTAAACACGCTCTTGATGCCGTTTCTGTCGTAACGGTAGTCGGAACCCTCGCAGACATTCTCCCCGCTGCTGCTGCCCTGCTAACGATCATCTGGACAAGCATCCGCATCGTTGAGACACGGACATTCAGAACTATCTTCAAACTGAAACCTCTCGATAACAAAGAGTGAGGTATAAGTCGGTATGCGCCTGACAACAGATGCCTGCCGAGTGATGTATGAGTTTCTGATACAACTCCCTCCGATTAAGGGCTGGCGTTTACCTCCGAGCCAGTATGTCAACTTTGCGATAGCCCGAGACCCCACCATGTACGGGGACTATTCTCCTGACCCGCATACCATCCGACTCTCCTCCAAGAAAATCGCCCACCTTGATACCGCTCTGAAGACGATGGCGCATGAGATCGTCCACCTGAAAATGTACAAGGATAAATCTCCGGTCTGGGATAAGCATGGCCCAGAGTTCCAAGAACTAGCTCACGCAGTGGCACATACGATGGGCTGGGATCATCTGGAGTTCTGATGCCTTACGCAGACCCCCAGAAACGCAAAGAGAGCGCATCCAGAGCAGCAAAGCGCTATTACGAGAAGAACAAAGAGGCGGTCAAGGCGAGAACCAAGGCAATCAAGGATGCCAACAAGGTAAAATGGGCAGAGTACAAGTCCACTCTCAGTTGCGTTTATTGCGGTTACAACGAGCATCCTAGCGCACTAGACTTCCACCATGTCGTGAGAGGCCCAGACAATGCGAAGGTCTACAAGCTGGCAGCAGACAACTCCTGGACTCGCTTATGGCAGGAGATAAAGAAGTGCATAGTACTGTGTGCCGTATGCCACAGACATCTGCACAATAGCGTAGAATTCGAGAATAAGGTGTTGGATAAGATCAGGGATCAATTCAAGGCCGTCAAAAGGGTACACAAATGAGCTTCCAGAAGAACATCGAGATGCAAGAGCGCCTCTACAACATGATGCGTGAAGACTTCGTTGAGAAGGATCGCTATATCGCCCACCTCGAAGGAGTGACCTCTAGCCTTCTGGCTAAAGTTAAGAGGCGGGACGAGACGATTTCCGAGCTTCGTGCAGCAGTAAAAGCCTTGACTTCAGATCGTCAGTAAGACTCTTTCCCTGCTTCTCTAAGAACTGCTCCAACCACACTACCCGTTGCTTTTTAGGCATAGCGAGTAGGTGGCTGGCTAGTCCGTTCATCTTCCATTCATGGTCACGCTTGATCTTCTCTAGGAACTGCTCCTTGGTGAGCGTCTCCACAAACGGACTTTCCCTTTTTGCTTCATCTCCAAGTCCCCAGTCTGCAAGAGCAAATTGCATCTCAGGCGAACCAGGGAGGGACTAACGAGGAAATGGTGAGCAATATCATTCGTTGATATTGGTCGCTTCCGATCCAGATACTGCAAAAGTCTTTCGAGGGTCATGCTTGATAATCCTCACCATGTCTGGCGCTCTCCAGCCTTCAGGCTTCATGATCTTGCCGTTTTCGTCCCGTTGCACCCGTCCGAGTTCAGCGTCAATCTTCCGCAGGTTAGAGATAGCCACCTCATCCCAGCCTCGCTCCAGAGGCAAGTCCATCATCTGAGCCAATCCCATCAAGACCCAGATCGAGTCACAGATTCCGTCCAGAGCGTCAGCCTTAGCCTGGATGAGTTCTGCTTCCGTCTCTGCTGCGTTAAATGCAGCCATAGCATCCTCTAGCTCACCGATCTCCTCTTTTACGAGGTCGTGGTAGAGAGAGATGTGCTTGTGGCTGGGTTCGTGACCGCAGGCTTTCAGGAAGGTCTCAACATCGAAAATCATACTAGAATGGCATGTCGTCATCGAAGCCTCCCTTGACCTCTTTAGGCTTGGGTTCGGACAACATAGCCCAGCCATTCCAGTTCACAGGCACAGTCTCCATCTTCAGAGACAGACCTTTGGCGGTCTCCATCACCACACCGATCTTATTCCAGCGCTTCTTTTCCTCACCAGCTTTGTTGGTGTAGGTCTCACCTGCTGCGATGACTTCGTATCTAATTCCCATATCAATCTCCTAGCGTAAAAATTCAGCAAACTCAGCGTTAAACATATCCCGAACCTTCTCAAGCAAAGCTGCTGCATCGTCGGTCAGGTCGGACTTCTCAAGATAGCGGAGGTTATTTCGGAAAGACTCAATGGATGCCATCATGAAGGGGCCGTTCATGTACTCCAAGACCTCATCCATGTTGTCTTCGGTGGTGTCAATTTGAATCTGCAAGACGCTTCTCCAGTTGGTTAAGTTCATCAAGAAAGTCGTACACCTTAACTTCAAACTCTCGCACTTCTTCTTCAGTAGGCTCAAAGCGTATAACTTTGATCTGCGAAGCCTTGGGGAACATCGGGTGGAAGCTGACCCAATGAACGAATGATTTACCTGTGCAGGCTATCTGGCACAGTAGCTGGGGTCGATAGTCGGAGGGAACCTTCTCACTCAGAAAGTTCTCAATATGCTTTGGCCCCTGGGGGCATTTGATCTCTATGAGGCCACCATCGCTTGTAAAGCCATCAGGAGAGGCTCCTAGACCCTTTATAAGCGGGTGTTCAATGAACCCCACATCCTCGACGGAGAGGCCCGTAAACTCGCTAAAAGCGATCTTGGCGACGGGTTCCTGTTCAGTCCCCCAGCGCATCGCAGGGGTCTCAGGGATTACGGTAGGAACACCCGTAAGGCGTTCTGCCAAAAGTTGAAGACGGAGATTCTTGCGGTAAGCAGACTCTCCAGTTTTTGTAGTAGCAAGTGCATCCCCACACCGACTCGCAGTTAACTTGCCTAGTCTTGCCTGAAGCCAGGCTTCTGTTCGTTGAGCATCCATTCCAATCTCCTCAAAAGTCCCTTAAGCTCACTCTCGAAACGGTCTGTAGAAATTCGCAACCGTTGAGCAATAGTATACGACTGGTGGTCAGGGAAGTCAACGAACCTAAATCTCAACACTTTCCTCGCCCACGGGCCAAGCTCTGTTATGGCCTTCTCTACCCTCTCTGCGTCCAACTCGTCGATCTCGATGTCAATCTCATCTGGCTCCCAGACCTCTCCGAGTTCGGGGATGTAGTTACCTTCAGCGGAAGCGGCTCTGGTCTGTCTTGCAGGCCCAACCCATCCGTTACACCATCTCGCCCAGTTTAAGAGTCGGTCTTGAACCATGATGAAAACTCCGGTCTGTTTGCTAACACCCAAGGCTTTGCATCTTCAACACACTTTTTGTAGTCCATGCCGCAAGTCTGGCTGCCGACATGGTGGATATACGCTCGACTAATGTAGTGCTGGAATCCCTTCTGGCTAATGTCGTGGCACTGGATGTCGTCTGAGTACCAGTTGATAGGCGGGAAGTCTACCCAAGACGGTTTTTGTATATACGCAAATATGGGAGCGATCACCGGAACCCGCACGACACACTCCTCGCTTGCGTGTTTCATTGCGAAGGAGTCACCTTCATGCCGATACCGGACATTCTGCATACCCCTAGCGTAGTCACTGCGGCAAGCCATGTACCCAAGACCCTCGTGGAAGGCCGATACATCTGCCATAAGCGTCTCAAAGGTGTAGGGTGTTAGCACCACATCATCGTTACAGAGGATGACATCTGAGTGGCGTTTAAAGGCTTCGTTAACTGTAGCGTTATACGCATCACCAAAGTTAGTAGCGGTGTTCTCGGAGTTAATCGTTCTATGCCTTGGAAGGATCATGCCAGAGCCTGACAAGTAGACCTCCACCTCGAAGGGAACATAGAAAGTAATCGAGGTCGCTAGGACTGGCAGACACTTGGCGTTCTGAGTACAGATTACGATAGCGGTCATAGATTGACGAGCTTCCAGTAACTAACCGGAACCGAGAAGAACTTTTCCTCTTTCAGATACCGATTGGGGTTATCCACCACAGGACTGTTAAGAATTATATCACCACGGGTATACAAGGCTTGTGTCAAGTCCGACTTTACAGAAAAGAGCAGGGTCGGTAGGTCGAGGAGGAAGAACTTACGCTTACGAATAGGAACATTGACAGTCGCAAAAGGGAAGTTGCCCGTCCAGTGGCTTCGCTTCTCCACCTCGACATGGGCTATGAGCGCACCTCGTTCGTAGACATCGAGATCACAGTCGTACTTCCCTGCCTCTCTGGGGTCTAGCTTCCAGGCTCGTTTGATGAAGGCCATCACTGCGTCTTTCGCAGGCCCGTCATTCTCAGCGTGAAGTTCAGGAGAGAAGGGTTTTGATGGTGTCGTTGAGCGCATCCAATTCGTCCATTTTTTTAACATCCCAGATTCGCTTCTGACCATGCCAGCCGTTTACTGAACCTCGATGGCAGTCAGAACAGAGAGGGATACACAGGTACTGGTAGTGCTGCCGTATGTGGTGTGCCTCTGATGGCCCTGTAGCGCCACACACTACACAGTCCATCTCTTTGATCTGAAGGAGATGGTTCTTCTCACGCTTATTTAACTTATTCTGCATTCTCTGCTATCCAATTAAAGACTTGTTCAACATACTCAGAAAACTCTGCCTTGGTGAGCTTGGTCGTGGAAGCGGGAACCCAGATCACCTTGTCGTGAACCTGAACTGTATGTTCACCCAGGAATTGCTTCTTGAAGTACTCATGCCAGAGGCTAGGTGTGTGACCGTGTTTATCCGATAACTCACCCAATTGCGCCCAATAAAGCCTGTTCTGCTCGTCTGACCTGCTGGGTGCTTTGATCTCTACGGTATACCCATCAGGAGCCTCTGAGATGGCATGTATGACCCTCGTGCGGTCATGTGTGAGGATGTGCTTCATTTATCAGCCACAATTATTTGTCGGTACTGGTCAAGTACCTTACCTCTGCTGAACCCCGTGATAAGACCGGTCTTTTTGTTCTTTCTCCAGAGGGTCGCATCGGTCTTGCCAACGGCAGGCTCCATGCCAATAGTCTCAAAGAGTTCAGGCAGAAGTTGTTTGCGCCACACATTGATCTTTCTCATCCGTCTCACGCCACCGTCTACGATTGCAACTACCTCATAGCCGAGAGCCTTCCAGAACTTGTTTGCATCAATGTCAAAACCACATCTGAGAGACACGGCAGTTGCGTTACCTTCGTTTGCGTATTCTTCTAACGCAGAAACTAAAGCTGCTCCGTACATCCTAAGTCGTGCGTCATATTGGATACAAACTTGATGACACTTTACGGTTCCACCCTGCGCTCCAACATAGATGTAACCGCAGGGCTGACCATTTAACAGACCTAAAAAAAGTCTGCCCTTTTCTTTTTCTCGTTCAAAAACTTGTTTTGGGTAGAAGGAAAGTGACTCTGCATTTTTCTTTTGCAAGAAGTCAACATAGGTAAGAATGTCTGGGTGATCTTGCACCACGATAAAGTCATTCACCTAGTACCTCCATAAGTTTTGCTCGCTTTTCTTCGTTCACCTGCGGCCTATACCCTAGCTGCTGGTATTCGTACTTAGGTGGCGCTTGCCTGCACATGTTCTTGAATTGGATCAAGTTCGGTGGGCGCTCTGGCAACATGTCGAGAGCATGCTTAATCTGGTCTACAGAGAACCCACTCAACTCCGCAGCCCAGGCTCCCTTGGTCTCCGTTAGTGGCATACCCTCCCACTTCTTCGTCCACTCGTTCCCGTATACAACGGTCATCTTGTTAAACAAGGCGTCGATGAGATTCATTTGAGCAACTCCATGTCTGCGTTAGGAGTCCAAAAGCTCTCAGTCTCCTCTGGAAACTCTCGACCTGTCATCTCCTCCCAGCGCTTACGCTTGAGAAGCTCGTCTCGTTCAGCGAAGGATAGTTTTTGGTTAGATAACTTGTCTACCCATTCTGCCTTGAATCCAACCCACCCTCGGGCTACGCACTCACGCAATGCCTTCTCTAAAGACCAACCTGCCTTGCCTGCTTCCTTCTCTATGGCTTGGATCGCAGTCTCGGTCACTGGGCTACGCTTTGCTCTCCTGACTGCTAGGTAGTCTTTCCATACCTGCTCATCAACAGATTGCGGACATATAGGCGCACTTGTGCGCTCTTGTTTTATTTGGTTAGTGGTTAGTGGTTTATGGTTAGTGGTTAGCTTTCCATCCGGTTGCGACTGGGTACCGACTGGGTTCCCACTGGGTTTCTTTGGCCTACCACCCGCCTTGCCATTGGCCCTAGCCCGATCAGCCATGCGGTGATATTCCTTGATCTCCTCCTCACAACGGTCATGTATCCAGCCTTTTTCGGTCTCGCAGAACATGTCTGCAAGCACTGTAGCAACCACCTCGCTACCCACTCGTAACCGTCTCGCAACCCAGTCGGTTTCCAGTGGGATAGGTTCCTCGGTGTCGTAGTACATATCGAGCAGCCGACGATAGGCTAAGTCTTCCTCGTTGGAGAGATGTGCGGTGGCAGACTTGTAGTCGCCAATATGGAACTTATAAAAGTGCATAACAACCCCTTTCCAGCTTCCCCCTTCGGAAGGTGCTGCGGCAAACGGGAAAGGGGTGAACCGTCTTTCGGGAGCTACCCTAGCCGCAACTACTCAACTGTATTCTTCTCCTCAGGCTTCGTCAACTCCACAACTCGATGTTTCATCTCGCCCTTAGTATTTTTGGCCCAGCCATGTACGAAGACCCTCCAGCCTGACTCCAGCATGAGTGGGAAGTACTCAGACTCCTGAATCTTCTTCACCCTACTGGCTACGCCTGTGCTGGTGGTCTGTACTGCCCATGTCTCTCCGTTACCAATTGCCAGGATGTCGATACACCCGTAGAGGTCTACACGCTTCCTGGCGAAGTGGTTCCAGTACTCACAGACCCAAGGCTTCATACCCTGATCTCTTATGTACGCAAGACTGCGTTGTGTTGGACTCATGTCTCAAATATACAACACAGGGTTAGTCCTAAGAAAAAAAATAAAAAAGTTGTTTACTTCTCTGCTGAAGTCTGTATACTTCTATTCATGGCAGTACACAACCAACCAGGAGAAGAAGATGAAACCCGTAACAAAGCCCCAAGCAGTTCAGATCATTAAGACAGTTGCTCATCAGTTTGGCATTGACAAGCCATTTGAGATTTTTGACGACGCTTTCATTGACATGCGTATCAATGCAGCAAACACGCCCTGCCGCTACCGCAAGACGCACAACCCAACGGCCATTTTCATTTGTTCGGTAGAGATGGAGTTTGGTGCTGATCCTGGCGATCCGCACGAAAATCGTGAGTACCAGATTTATTTGAGAGGATGACTAACGGGGCTTCGGCCCCATCTAAGGAGAAGAAGATGATGAAAGAAATAGTAGATTGCTGGATCGACGACTACTCACACATGGTTCAGCAGGCAGAGCAAGAGCAGAAGGAGTGGGAGGAGCGCTGCGAGCAAGTCCAGACAGACCTGCGGATGATCGCCAAGCAGATCGAGTTCAAGGCAGAACTCCTCAACAAACCTAGCTCACTCAGCGAGTACCAACTAAAGCTATTCGACAGGTTCCTAGACTCCCTTAACGACGAGCTTTACCACTTTCGGGAGGAATGGAATGCGTGAGACCCTTGCCGACCGGATTGCCTTTGCAATCGTGTTCCCCATATTCGTTGTCACCTTTATTTGGTTTATGTTCCTCTAGGAGAAGATATGAGTCGTTTAATTTGGGATTCAGACATTGGAGAAGGTCATGTTGCTTTTGACCAAGAATTTTTCAACATGGACAGAACTTCACAACTAGATGCTTTGATTGATTGGAAATATTACCTTGAACAGATTTACGAGTGTATGTCGTTAATTGTCGTTTCAAATCTTGACCATACAGAAGGAGAAGAAGAATGAACACGGGTATCGTAAACATTCGGGGCAAGGAGTACATGACAGTCGCCCTCCGAGTCCAGCAGTTTCGGGACAAGCACCCCAACTGGTCAATAGTCACAACAATCGTGCATAGGGACGCAGACGAGGTTGTGATGCTCGCTAGTATTATGGACGACTCTGGGCGCACCATCTCTACGGGCCACGCAGAAGAAAAGCGCAAAGCCTCACAGATCAACTCAACATCGGCTTTAGAGAACTGCGAGACCTCTGCAATCGGTCGTGCGTTAGCAGGTGCTGGCTTTGGTGGCTCAGAGTTCGCTAGTGCCAACGAAGTACAGAACGCCATAGTCCAGCAGAAGAAAGACCCAGCCAAGGCCATAGAAGCGATTCTGGCGGCTCCGTCTATCCCTGCCCTACAGGTAGTGTTCCAGGCAGCAGTGCGCCAGTTCAACGGGGATCAGGAGGCACTCTCAAAGATCACGGCAGCTAAAGATCAAAGGAAGCAGAGCCTTGCAGAAGCCTAAATTCAAGGGGGAATACCCCATGTGTTTTACACGGCAGCAGTTTGAGGAGTGGAGGGAGGCTGCTCGGACAGAGCCTCCCAGCCTTGGCCCATGTGCTGACTGCACCCCTGAGTTCAAACGAGAAATGGTGGAGAAGAACCGATGCGAAAACCAGACAGTGATATTCCTGAGAAACTCCGATGGAAGCCTCAGCGCCCATATTCCTACCTACCTCTCTTAGTAGGGATCATGGTGGCTTTAATTATGTGGACTGTGGCTCACGACAAACCAACCAACGAGGAACTGGTGCGAGCTTACGAGCAGGGCTGGGAGGCAGCGCTGAACACCAAGCGAGTACACAAAGACCTCGAAGGCGCATGTCTAACACTATGGTGGGGGCAAAATGCAGGAAATCCTTGATTATTGTTATAAACCTCGGACGATGAAAGAACTCTGCAAGAAGTTCGGGACTCCAGACCGGACGATGAGCGCCAAGGTCTTGTCCCTCCAGCGCCAGGGTCTGTTGATCCGTAGGGACGAGGACATTGGGACTGTAAACTGGAGGAAGGTATACGCTACGATCCTTCCTACTAACCCTGTGAAACTGGCTAAGAAGTATTCTAAAAATGTGATGGGGGTATGGCTATGACCGACGAGGAAATCTTTGATCTGGCAGACCAGTACGGATGGCAGGACGACTTTGGACGCTGGAACTTCAAGGACGATGGCCTGATTAAGTTTGCATTGGCACTCATGCAAGCAGAGCGTGAGGCGTGTGCGAAGGTGTGTTTAGAAGAGGCGCAAGAGGCTTATCACCAAGAAGCGTTTTATCTGCCACAAGGCAATCCAGGGCTACTGCGTATTGCTGAAGGTGCTAAACGGTGCGCCGACGCAATCAGAGCAAGGGGTGATGATGGCACACAGTGACTACATTCCCTGCTGCAAGTGCGATGTGAAGCTGATCTATGATGGCGACAGAAGCCAGCGCCAGTGGTGGGTAGAACGGTTTGGCAAGGAGCCTGAGATTGAATGCCCTAACTGCAAGGCAGCATGGGTTGGGCTGACTGATGAGGAGATTTACGATTACGCCGATAAGTTTCTCTATCAGCATGGGAG